ACCAGATGGCGTCGGGGATACCGGAGGCTTCGTCGAAGATCAGCATCATGCCGTCATGGTTGTGGACACCAGCGTAGCTGTCGGGATTCTCCTCAGACCAGAGCTTACCTTCCGCTGCCCAGTAGCGCGTACCCTTCTTTAAGTCCCGCTCGACCAACTCGGTCAGCCACTTGGCGGGCACCAGCTTAGTCGCGCTGGACTCCCACCAGTGGTTGTTAATCACCATCGTGGCCCACTTTTGGAGTTCACCCCATGTGACTGAGCGGAGCTGCGCTTCACTGTTGGCGGAGACGATTACGGAAGATCCAATGCGGGTGGTCAGCATCCACAAGATGAGCCAGGCAACGAGCGCGGACTTACCGATCCCTCGACCGGAGGCGACCGCTTGGCGCAGGGCGTCCATGTCGACCTGCCCCTTGTTTGTCTTGATGTGGGTAGCGATCTTGCGCAGTATCTTGCGCTGCCAGGTGCGCGGGCCTTTGAACTTGGCCAGCGGCGTGTTGGGTTGCCCCCACGGAAAGGCAAACAATACGAACGCCTCGGGGTCGTCAGCGATGGTCGGCGCCCAGAGGCGCGACATTAAGAGCTGCTCGCCCTCGGCGTCATAGATCGGCTGTTGCGCCATTATTTAACCCCAACGTATCCGCGCACTCGATTTAATATATCTAGCTGTTGGGGCGTATACATTTCTTCCGCGTTATCCCATTGGTTAAACGTATACCCCCTAAAAAGTTCAGGTAGCCCCGTGCGCTCTTTCCACTGTTCGTAGGGGCGTTTTTCGCCATACTTTTTGCGATGGACTTCATACCGTTGTTTTAGCACAGCAGGGTCAACATTAGACTCAAACTCAGTATATAGCGCTTGTAACACTGGGTCATTTTTAACCGCATGATGGCTTACATAATCCGCCAGCACATCTACAGGTTGCACTTTATTACTGAATATTTGTATCCCTACGTTGCCCATTGGTAGTTGTTTGGGGCGTGGGCTTTGCGGTGCGCCGGGTTCGTCAGGTGGGTAAAACTCCAGCAGTCTAGATTCTTTAGGGTTTGGAGTAACTACGCCATAAAGATTTTTATCTTGTAAATATGGATAGTCTTGCAGCGCGCGGTCAAACGGCGACATAGGCGCAACAGTGTTGCCGCGAGTGCGTAGGCTATTAGCTGGCGTGGGCGCGAGTGCGTTCTGTGGCATGTTCCAGATACTCCGGTTTCTGTTCGGTGATGAGACCGTCGATCACGCGTTCCTGCGCCTGCTGCAGCGCCTGCGTGATGCTGATCTTGTTCGTGATGTCCACACTGATCTCCTGACGTGCCGTCCAGCCGTGGACGTGCTGCAGGATAGCCAGCGCTGCCTTACTGTCGCCAGCACGGGCGGCCTCCCGTAGGTGCGCGCTGGCCTCAATCTCACTGTCGGCGCGTCCCTTTAGTACCGCCATGTCCGCTGCTGGGTCAAGCTCGCACAGTTGCCTAAACTCGGTGGGCAGCATGCCGGCGGCTAACGCCAACGAGTCACCCTTCAAGCCTAGAGCCGCCGCGTCATAGATTGCCTGGAGGCGTGCCTCTGTCGCCTCGACCTTGCGCGGTGTAAACGGGATGGATTTGAACATGGCTTAATAGTAGCGGATTTTTAAAAAAATAAAAAATTGTTTGCTGTGGGCTGTGAAAAATAAAAAAAATTTCGCGTAACACCTCCGTGGACGTGACCGCCATGCCACCGGCCCCCACCCCCCACCCCCCCCAGGTTAGTGGGCGCTCACTTACAGGCAGCCAGGTTAGTGAGTACTTACTAACAGCATCCAGGTTAGTGAGCACTTACTAACAGCATGTTGCCTGATTGCTATGTTGGCGTTTTAGACTGCCTACAAATATCGCCGGCCATGCGTGCGTGAAACATGTTTCACGGGCCTTTTTTTGTTGCCCTTTTGCTACCAAATTTGTGGATAACTTTTGCGTGGGGGAAGGTTTTTGCGCTGAGCAGGGTAATAACCCTACTGGCAGTGGTAGATATTGTGGGCGATATTGTCACGCCCACAAAGTTGCTGCGAAAACGTACGCGCGGCTGACGGCACGCCCAGCGACTGTATTCTGTAGCCTATAGGATACACATTTTAAAAACTTAAGTTTAGATCAATATCATGACAATATAGCCAACACAGCCCCAAAAGCCGCGCGCTAGCTCAAATTCGCGTAAGCAAAACGCGCCTAAAACTTTGCCTACATTTTGCTTAGATCGCTGACAAAATCACCAGCGCAAATAAATGCAAAACAATCCTTGACATTGCAAAACAATTTGCTACAATGGTTTTCAGCAACAGATTATTTGGCAGATTGGCTGCCTAATTTTTAAGCAAACAGGAGAAAAACATGACTAAATTTGAGACAAAACAAGCCGCGATTGTTGAATCACACGTTAACGTCGGGAATGATGTTTCAGCTGCGCGCATATTATCGTCACTGATTCGTGTAGCACGTACTGACAAAAGCCGGCGCGATTTGATTGCACTTGCTGAAGGCCTTCGTTTAGCCGGCCATATTGAATTCAGAATCTAAACCCAAAGGCCGGCGCAAGCCGGCCACTATCGGAGAACTGAACATGAAACCTTTTGAATATATCGCCGCGCTATTAATCGGCGTCTTTGTTTACTGTATGTTCGTTGTATTGCTCGCAATTTAATAACTTGATAAGGAACCGGCCATGAAATTCGCATATATCCCAAAAGCAAACTATTCCATCGGGCAAGTTATCAGCGTACACGGTAAGCCCATGCGCGTAGAAAGCTACACACATACAGGAAAAAACGTCGTTGTACATTCATTAGAGAACGCGCCACGTTTTGAACGGATTGTCTGTATCTGTACAGACGCGCAAGCCATTGAAGCCGTTATAAACTAACCTACAGGAGAACCGACCATGCAAAATTTATTTGAGCAATTCCAAGGCGCTGATCTTGACCGCCTGACTGACTGTATCAAGGCTATTCGTGCCGCCGGTCTAACTATCGACAAGTACACGCAGGCAGGCGTAAATGAGAATTCCGGCAACGTATGGGTTTACGGCGAGTGCTGGCCGGGCTGCGTCTATTGCTCGATCGGCTTCGATGTCCAATGGTCTTACTCATGCCCCGATTGTGGCGAAGAGCACGATTTTGACACTTACGCAGAATTAGAATCTTATGCGAGTGACAATGAAAACGATCATTGCCACGTATGCCACGAAGAAACCGAAACCAATTAACCGGAGAATTAACATGCAAACGATAAATATTGACGGCACTACCTATAAAGTAAAATTTGATCGCGATCCGATTGAGTTAGCCAAATTGGCGCGCAAACCGTACAAGCAAAAGAAACCCAAAGACATCCGGAAATTTCCTACTTGGACTCCGACAGTGTCAACGGCCGATTACATCCGCCGGTTTGATGCACTGAATTTTCTTCAATCCGTTGATTATACCGGCGCAAGCGCTGAAACGGCCGCGCAATATGACCCGACAATCCCGCTACTTGAGGAAATAACAGAATGAAAACGACAATTGACCTATCCGCGCCACACTGGCCGCAGCACCTGTGGCCGTACACGTACAGTCACGGCGATACCGAATTGCTCTGCTTTGTCGATTGGGAACCCGCAGACCGGTCTGTTGGCATGGCCGCCAATGCCTGGTTAATTCACGCTTACGCTGGTGGCGTTGACGTAGTAGAGCTGCTCAAAGACGCGATTGTAAAAGACATTGAAGCGGAGGCCGCATGTTCGCTGTCATCGGATTGATTCTGGCCGCTATGCTAGCGATTCTGCTAGGATTGTAACGCGCGTTTTCGCGCTTGAGTCACCCGCCTATCCCTCCGGCGGGTTTGCCCGTCAGGTTACAAGCCTGACGGGCTTTTTTACGACTATTTGACTAACCGCACGGCTGCCGGTGCCGGCGTTTCCTCGACCATGCGCCGCAGTTCCGACTTGCTCGCGCCCGCCATGTCAGGCGCGCAAAAGATATGTTTTTTCGTCGTGAACTCACGCGATGCAAGCCGGCCCATATCGACCCAACCGGCCTCGCGCAGCGCATGGAGTAGTGCCTGCTGATATACCTTCGCGGCGCCTGCGCCGCCTTGCAGGCGGTCGCACAAGGTATGGAACGGGCCGCCGATCACACCGGACGCAAACTCACCCAGTCGACGCTCCATCATATCGACCAGATACGACTCGCCGGCACTCCGGCCCTGCTCGACCATGATAATTTTCGCCTCGGTCAATGGCGGCGTCGCGCCCGGGTTGAACCGCGACACGTCACGCTGATACAGCCAGCCAGCCGCAGCGGCCAGTCCGCCCGCCTTGTACCAGTCCCAGATCGCCTGCGCGGCGGGCTGCGTCATGCGCTCTGCTTCCGAATAGGTGACAAACCATCGGCGGTCATCCCCGGCCAGCGACAAGGGCACACGCTCATTCGAGAATGCAAGAACGAAAATGCGGTTTAATGCTTGGTACGGGTGCAGGCCCTTACGGTTGACGGTCAAGAACTCAGGCGGCGCGGCAATGATAGGCTTTAAGTGATTCTCCATCGCCCGGCGGTCTTTGGCCTCGGCCTGCCGGAGTTCCTCAAAGACCATCACCTCAGACTCCATCGCGTAACCCCATTGCGACTGAATTTCCTCGTTACGCACAATCGACACGTTTGAGAGCGACTCGCCGCCGATGCCCCAGAGAAACGGCTGCCACATCGTGTCCTTACCTGACCCTGGGAAGCCGATATGCAGCACGGCGTGGTTGATCTTGCGGTTCGGGTGCTGGAGTTTATAGGCCATCACGTCCAGCACATGATTGCGCTCGACCGGATCCGGCACCATGCGCTCGACGTGGTCAAGCCACACCTTCGGGTTGCCGCCAGTCACCGGCGGACGGTGATTGACCCAGCGGTTGCCGAACACCTGACCCTCACGCGATACCAGCATGGTCTCGCCAGCGGCGTAAGTGATGCCAGCAATGGTCAGCGCGCCCTTTTTCTGGCGGTTTTCGTCATAGCATACAGACGCCTCAATTCGGCGTTTCTGCTTGCTCGGGTGGATCGAATGACAGGTGACGTGTCGAAAGAGTGCGTTAAAAGTACGGCGGTCAATCTCGCGTCGATCCAATGTGTCAAAGAATGAATCTTCGTTTTGAATGTAAGCAAAGCGCTCATACCAGTCCTCCCTTGTGACCCTGTCCAGTTGTTTTTTCTCGACTTCCGCAATGATCTCCGCGCCCTTGTCCGGGAACGCCTCGGTCGGCTGTAGCTTCGATAAGGTGTGATCCATGACGGCGGCCAGCAGCTCGTCACGCAAGCCTGGCGCGTGTTTCGGGCCGCCCTGCGCGGCTACCCAGTCCAAGAACGTGTGCGAGTCCAAGTCGATGCAGTGCGAGTGCAAGCAGCAATACGAGCGGGTCGACGGGTTGTAGCGCCCTTCGGGGTTGCCGTCGGTATGCTCGCCACTGTTGGGGCAGGTGACGCCGGCCCAGCCTTGCGGGTTGGGTTTCGAGAGCAACAGGCCCGCGCCAGAGAGCCACGCCATGACGTCGTCGGCCCCGTCGTCCGAGAGCCGGATCGGGCGCGGGCCGAGCGACTCAGCGGGCGCGGGCACCACACCAAGCGCGTCGCATATCTCGGCCAGCGTGTATTCACGCTCGGGGTGGAACTCGGCCAGCTGGGCCTCGAAATTGTTCTTGCCGGGCTTTAGATTAACCGAGCCGGGCAGACGGAAGTTGCGCACCGGGTTGCAGGCGCCTGGATCCGTATAGCCGGCGTCTGCGATGGCTCGGATGGCTGCAGCGTACTCACCCTTGGTCGGCTGCTCGGAGAACACGTAGCCCCACTGGAACGAGCCGGGTGACGTCTCGATGACCCACGTCGGCGGCAAGTTCGGCAGGTTGGGCGCCTTAATCGGGTCGCCCACGTCATCCAGCACCATGACCAGCACGTACTCGCAATGGGCGGCAGACGCTGACGGCTTGCCCTCGGTGAAACGGTCGATGATGAAGCTGGCCGTGTTGCCGTACCATGCCTGACCGCTTTGCACGCCACGGCTGGGTAGGTAGGCGGGCCACGTCGCTTTAATCGCGCCGTCAGCATGATATTGTGGCTCACCGTCTTTCAGTTGTGGCTTCTGGCGCACGATCAGCGCAGTCTCGCCTTCTGGCGCGAGATTGGTGTAAAATTCGAGGAATTCCATTGTTGTCCTTGTAGTGAAAGAGCCGCCCGGCAAGGCGGCTTTTTTATTTTCCGTAGCGGGCCATTATCTGACCTTCTGCCGCAAGCGGCAACCCCGACGCCCATGCGAGATTTGTGGTCATTATTTCGTGCAGCCGGGCACTAACGCGCTCTGCATCATTGGCGTCGCACTCCACCAAAATTTCATCGTGAACATGGGCTACTGGGCACAGCCCCTCGGCATCCGCAACGCGCAACGACTCGCGTAGCAAATCGTGCGCAGCGGCTTGAGTAATATTTTCCGTGGCTAGACCGCGCCACAAGCGGGCACGCGGCCATTCTTTCGCGTCTGCTGCGGGTTTCCATGCCGCTTTAACATAAGTGATCTCGTCACCCTCAAACTTAGCAAACGGATAGCACAGGATGCGGCCCGATGGCAGCGCGTACCAGAGGTGCTGCTTGTCATACAGGTACGTCACCCGCCCGGCGGTGAACTCACGGCCAGGATTGCGCAGGGCGCGAGTATACGCCTCTTCAAGTTTGCCCCAGTAGCGCACGGCCCACGCATTAGCACGACGCCATGCGTCTACAATCCGCCGCGAGTCAGATTCCGCCATGATGACGCCGTAGTTGCGACCCATTGCCGAGAACGCGCCGATCGACCCTCCAAATCCTAGCGACAAAATTGCCACCTTGCCTACTTGGCGTTGCTCTTTTGACACTATTTCTTCTGGTACGCGGTAAATGCCAGCCGCCTCGCGTTTATAGATGTCACGGCCTTCGCGGAAGACTTGCAGCACCTCGTCGGCTTGCGGATCGTTAGACAGCCACGGCGTCATGCGGGCTTCAATAGCCGACCAGTCGTACCCGACAAATACTTTACCTGGCGCCGCGATCAGTGCGGGCCGGAGCATTCCCTTGAGAACATCTGTAGCGCGTTTTCCAAATCTTGGGGTGATGCTGTGGCCTCGCACCATAGCGTGCCTAACAGCTTCTGGGTCTTCGGCGCATTTTCGCGACATATTGTGTAATTGAGCGCCGTACGACGAAGCTCGTCCAGTGGCAGAGCCTCCAGCGAAGACAAAAGCACCTCGTACTCGATGATCGTCTTCGTCCGCCAAGCCTGCAAGGCGGCTGAACTTCGCAACTGACGACGCCCAGAGGTCATCTGCGCATTGAATGACGTCCGCAACATGGGCCGGAATCTCTTCATGGTTTTCCTCGGCAAAAATTAACAAATTGGCGCGCACTGACTTATCGATACTGTACTTCAAGTCGCCATCCTTGTAGACCTCCATCATCTTCAACGCCTGCGGCCCGACACGATCCATAACCCACTGTTTCATCTTCGGGCTGCGCACCGAGGTGATCTCGCCCTGTGTCAGGTCAGCGACTAACGTCTCGATCTCTTCCAGCTCGACCGACGCGTAGTCAACCGCAGCTTTGGCCAGCGGCAGGTCAAGCAGCACGCCCCGGTCGTTGATGCGCTCATTTGTGTGATAGTCGGCCAGCTCCTGCTCGGACAGCGGGCGCATGGCTTGGCTGACCTCGCGCATGACCTTCACGTCGGTTTCGCAATAGCGGATCATCTCGGCCATTAACTCTGGCGAATTGTTAAACGATCCATCAGCGCGAGGGATGGAAAGTAGTCGGATAAGCTGGCTTCCTCGGTGGTCTTTGCGCATGTTGCTACTGATGGCGCGTCCGACGTCTTCGAGAGACCCAGGCAAGCAATTAGCGCGCGCCTGCGTCGCTGTGCAATAGAACTGTTCGAGTTGAAAGTTACACTGTAGGACGTACCAAAAGATGAGGCGCTCGAAGGCGGCATTGTGCGCGTAGATGAGTCCGGTGTGATTCCGCACCGTCTCGGGAAAAGGTTGATCTGGCGTCCAGGTGACAACGTCATCGTCGTCAAACGCGTAGGACATACAAAGTACATCTGTACTGGCGTCTTGTGCATAGTTGTAAACCCCTTTACTGGGCAGGTCGCATCGGCTGCGCGTCTCAAAGTCGAGCCAAAGAATAGACATAGTTTTTATTCTAAGAGGGTGGCCCCGGTCACCGCCTCATCAGGTCGAACCGACCAAGGAAGAGCCTGATGTTTAGGTAACCGGTGCCATTGAAAGGTGGGGTACTCGCTGCGTCTGTCTGCAGTACCGGCTGGGTTCTCCCGACCAGTCGCACGGCAGCATCCGCTTTCCCCCGTGCTACTTAGCCGCGACGACGACGGCCTGCTGGCGCCGCTTCAGCCGGTGCTTCGGCAGGTGCTTCTGCTTCATCGGCTTCGCCATTCATCGAAACGAACTCGACGACTTCAAAGACCGGTGTGTAGATGCGGCCATATGACTTGTGCGTGTAGTGATCCTTTTTGAGATGCACGACAGGCACGGGCTTGGTCTGATCCTTCTCGACCTGCTCAGCGATTGCCACTGCTAACGCTTGCACGGCTTTCTTGCCGCCGACAGACGTCACCGTGTAGCGCGCCTCCATACCCTTATCTTCGCCGGAGATGCACTTCATCGACAGGCCGACTTGCGCCTCCCAGCCCTTCTTGGCGCCGGGCGGTGCTGCTTCCATCTCTGGCAGCGGCTCGGTGACCGAGACCATCTTCTCGGCCAGCACTTCGCCGTCGCCCCATGCGATATAGCCATGTACGAACGAGAACGGATTGACTGCCCAGCTCGAGTCCTCTTCGACGTCGGTCTGGTCAGCGCCGAACACCCAGTGACCGGTCTTGTCCATCTTGATGATGACGGTGCCAGCAGGGCCAGCAACGCTCTCAAGTGAACGCAGAGCGGTGGTGAGAGATGATACGGCAGGAAGGTTTGCACCTTTGAAAGTAACGAGATTTGACATGACTGTTTTCCTTATTGAAGTTTATTTAATGCAGCCGTCAGTTGACGACCGATTTGAAGCACCGCTGGGCGTGGGTCAGACTCACGCGCCAACGTATCGCCCGATGACACAGATACAACCATGTCAGCGGGAAATTCTATTTTAGCCTTTTTCAAGACTTTCTCAAGCTGTGCTGGCGATTTAATTTTCACCGGCTCGTATGCGTCATCAATTTTGTTCGCGTCAACCCATGCCTCGATCTTCGCTTCCTCAACCCACTGGCGGCGCGACTGCTTGGCGACTAACTTGTAGCCTGGCACCGGCTGACCGCTCTCAAGCATCTGGAACGCCAGCGCACGCAGGTCGGTCAGGTAGCTCTCGATTGCATCGGCTTGCTCCAGCTGCTGCGCGATCTGCTCAACCGGCAACGCTGCGAGTTGTGCCTTTAACGCACGCTCGACTTCGCCCGTCATGGCAGGGCACACGGGCTTGGCTGCGCACCAGCGGCAGTGGTCACCCGTTGTCATCGGTGGCTCGGGCCAGCTCGACAAGCGCACTGCGTAGAGCAGCTCTTGCTCGAACTCTTTGACGCGCGCAGGTGTTGTGATCCAGCGACGCACCATCGGCGGTTGAACGATGATGCACTCGATCTCGTCAACGCCTTCAAACACCCACTGCGCTGCCGGTGTTCTCATCGCCGCTGCTGCGTAAAATAAAAGCTGCGGGTTTTCAATCGCATCGACCGTCACCCCGTCGCCAAATTTCCAGTCGATAACGAATGCACGGTTATGACGGCGGCCAAGCAAATCAGTGCTGCCGAATACGCCAGGAAGAAAATCGCCGAAGCTAACGCGAGTCTCCACCATGTACTCCATCTGCTTTTCTGGGTCGATGGCGTCGAGTGCCGCAAGAGCGGGAATAATCTTCTCATCAATCAACTCCTGTGTGAGTGTCTGGTTCTTGTAGGTGGTGCCAATGCACTGCTCTGGCTTCTTGTCGAACTCAAGCAGCTCGGCAATGACGTTGTGCAGAAGCGTGCCACGGTCAGCGTGTTCACTTGATGGCTTGGGCGGCATCTGCTGAACGAGCTTGACTGACGCCGGGCAGTTGATGACGCGCTTGGCGGTCGAGCCGCCGACGACATTTGAATGGTTCATCTTACCTCCGTTGTGTGTGAGCCTCGACTATGCCGTGTAAAATAATCCTTGTCAAATACTTTTTTAGGGTGTTATATTTCGGCCATGCTTGAAAAAGAAATCGAAAATTATTTTGTCTGGACGGTCGAGCGGGCTGGCGGCAAGACCTACAAGTTTAGGTCAGTCAACCAGCGCGGAGTGAGTGACCGCATCGCTTGTATGCCTGATGGCACCACATGGTTTATCGAATTGAAAACCAGTAAGGGCCGTTTGTCAGAACTACAAAAAATATTCCGCAACGACGTGTTGCGATTAAAACAAAACTACGCTTGCTTATGGTCAACGGAGATGATTGATGAGTGGATTAGACAAATTAGTTGAAGAGCTGGGCGGGAATTTTTTATTGGGCGGCGCAGTCATTCAGTTTTCTGACGCTACTTTTACCGGCGCTTTTAAGACTACCTATGATGCAGGCGCAGCAGCAGAGCGCGAGGCAATTTGCGCTTTGTTAGGTAGGCTTGTTGATACATATGAAAGTATGGATCGGCAAGGAAGTGCTGAAGATATTAGAAAACTTATCCAGCACATTCGCGCCAGAGGCAACGATGCAACTTAGACCTTATCAGGATGAAGCGGCTGACTTCCTGTACGAGCGTGATCGGGCAATGATCTTGGCGCCAGTCGGCGCCGGCAAGACGGCCATCACGTTGACGGCTATGGACGCCATGATTAGCGACGGGTACGCCAGTCGTTTCCTAGTGCTGGCGCCCAAGCGCGTGTGTACGGACGTCTGGCCCATTGAGGCACGCAAGTGGGCGCCCATGTTGCACTGCCGCACAGCGATTGGCACACCGCGCAGCCGAGGCGAGGCGCTAGACTCTGACGCCCACATCGTGGCGATCAACTACGACAACATCGGCTGGCTGGCCGCGCAAGACTTGTCGACCTTCGACGCGATCGTGTTTGACGAACTGACTAAGTTGAAGAACCCGTCCGGCACACGCTTTAAAGCGCTGCACAAGGTGATCGACCAGTTCAAGATACGCTGGGGTCTGACGGGATCGTTTACGTCCAACGGCCTCGAAGACGTGTTTGGGCAGTGCAAGATCGTGGATGAAAAGCTCTTGGGCCGCGCCAAGGGCGCCTTCTTGCAACAGTATTTCGTCTGCATGAACCGCGACTTCGGCGAGTGGCTGCCACGCCCCGGCGCCCTGCCGCTGGTTATGGAGCGCATCAAGCCAGCCACCTACGTCTTGGAGCCAGGCGAGTACCGCGACAAGCTGCCCGAGTGCCATGTGGTCGAGTTGCGCTGCACGCTTGCCGACCGTGCGCCATACGAGAAGATGAAGAAAGACTTTGTAGTACAGTTTCCGACGGCTGAGATACTGGCTGCAAACGCAGCCGCCGTTACATCAAAGTTACAACAGATGGCGTCTGGCTTTGTGTACGACAGCAGCCGGGTAACGTCTGACGTGCCAGGTAAATTTACGAGCAACAAAGAGGCGGTGTGGTTTAGCAGCCACAAGTTTGATCGATTAGATGAACTACTGGAGGAGAATCAACATGCGAACACCTTACTGGTTTACCAGTTTCAGGAAGAGGTGGCAGAACTTCGTCGCCGCTATCCGAAACTTGCCACCCTCGACGACGACCGAGCAATTGAGCGCTGGAACGCCGGGCAGATCGAACTACTGGCTGTGCATCCAAAGTCCGCAGGACATGGACTTAATCTACAGCACGGAGGATGTCACATGGTCTTTCTGTCGCTGCCGTGGTCGCTGGAACTCTATGAACAGGTTATCGGCAGGCTCCATCGTTCCGGTCAGGTGCGAGATGTCTGGGTGTATATCCTACTCGCCGACAAGACAGTTGACGAAAAAATCTTTGCAGCACTGCACGACAAACGAGCAATTTCCGACATAGCTATGGAGGCACTAAAATGACTGACTTTACCAAGTACGAAACCCAACGTGAAATTTTGATTGATTACTTGCATGTGATGATCGCCCGCAGCGACTGGCATGGCGTCTCAGACGTTGCCAATGACCTGCGTGAACTGGAGGCCGAACAACGTGAAAAGAATTGACTACTGGAAAGCCAAACTGCCTGGCGCATTGGCAGAAGAGCGCATACGCCAGAAGGAACTAAACCAGATGGCCAGAGCATTTGAGCGCGCGGTTGAACAGGTCGCGGAAATACAACAAAGGATAGACGATGAAAAAGCTAAGCTGGCGCGCGCTAAATGACCGAATAGCCACGCTATCGGAAGACGAGGTGTTCGCGCTATTGACCGAAGAGCAGTTGAACGAGCGCCGCTCGTCTCACCTGCAACGCCTGCACCAGCGCTATTGCGCTTTGCGTGACGCCCGCGAGCGCGTCGAGATTATGTCAGGAGCCATTAAACCATGAACCCAAAAATTAACCATCGTTTGCTTGACGCCATTGTTGAAGAGTTTAATTTAAAAAATGACGCCGCCTTAGCTCAGTTTTTGGATGTAGCGCCGCCGCACATATCACGTATACGCCACGATAAATACAACGTGTCGGGCGACATGATTCTGCGCATTTACGACAAGACCGATTGGAGTATTGAAAAGATTCGGAATCACTTAGTGGATCCGCAATGAAATGTCAGCAATGTGGCAGTAAGACCCATGTCGTCAACACCACGCAGCAGCCAGGCGGCATCCGGCGCCAGCGCAAGTGTGACTCATGCAAGAACAATGCCTACTCAGCGGAGGTGTGGATAGCGGGCAACGTTTTAGTGGGAAAATCGATTTATACTAATGACGAAGTGGCGTTGATAAAAAAGAAAGGTGTCGACGCTCGCCGCGCAAATGAAGATAGGAGGAAAGACAATGCTTCGTGATGGACATTTTATACAGGAAGAGCTACCGAGAATTGGCGCGCATTACGTACCGCAGTTTTACTCGCGGCCTTCAACGCCTGAAGAGCGGATGGTGCAAGACATCGTGCTGGGCAACCGACCGCTCGACGAGTCGCCGTTGACTAAACTGTTTGGTCGGCTGCTAAGCATATGAAAGAACTTGCCCTTGCTTACTACGCCGCGATCGCAGTAGCGACCATCACGTTCATCGTCATGGCCATACCCGTTGATCGCCCACGGCCTACGCCAGAGCAGTGCAGCGTGGCAGAGATATCGCCCGATATCACGCCACGCGACCGTGAGGTGTGCCGGCAGTTACGCCAGCATCGTCACCGCATGTGACTTGGACTCGTCCACCCGGCGCAGCCAGCCTTTGCCGAAGGTGGCGAACGTGGGTAGTGCCTTGTAGAACAGCTCTTTCTCGACACTAAACTTAGCAATCAAGTCGGTCGGATCGGCGTCCTTCAACGCTTGCATGGTCTTGGGGCCGATGGCGCCATCAGGGTTCGTTCCGATTGCTTTCTGCATGGTCTTGATCGCGCGTCCTGGCCCTGCATTGATCGCAAAGTCGAACATCAGATAGTCCAGACCCGCAGGCAGCTCGTCGGCCTTGACCGCATCCCAGTACTGCCTCTTGTACAGCGGCGCCACTGTAGCCGGGGTCAACGCGCGCATCTCGCTTTCGCCAACAGCTTTGCCTACCCATGCTTCCCACACTTTCTTTGTGACGCCCAAGTTGGTCATGCCGCCTGGGTCTTTGGGGTGATTTACAAAACCGCCTTCATGTTTCAAGATGGCCTTCAAGGCGTCGTCGAAGTTCTCTTTCATTTCTTGGCCTTCATATCAATAATCTTTTCAAGCGTTCTGCCGCCGAAGTAAAACGACATGACAAGCATGCCCCATTGACCTAACAGCACAACGAAAGACTCCGCGATATCAATCACCGACGCGTCAAGGATCGCTAACGCTAAGTACGCCACCAAGATATACACCAGCGTCAGTGGTCGGATGTTCTTTGACAGCCAGCTGTCGCTGGCCATGTCGGCCTGCTGACGCTGGGTCAGGTTGTTCTGCTCCGTCTTGTACAAGTCGGTGTCGTTGGCCATCTTGGCCAGCTCACCGTCTTGCGCCATCTTGGCCAGCTCCAGCTGTGCCTTGGCCTTCTGTTCAGGATCAGGAATGAGTTTGTCAATCAGTTTGCCGCCAATACCCAGCAGCGCGTCTAGTCCTAGCATGTCAGCCTCCTTGTTGGAACATCCACCACATCGCCCAGCAGAACAGCCCGACGATATTTACAAGCAAAAATATTGTCGCTATCAACTCAACATGCGTTACCATCTCCTGCTTGGCGCGGCGCTTCTTCATCTCTAACGCCTTTGCGTGCAGGCGCTTCTCTGTTTCGGCTAACCTGGCTGCTTCGGCCTTGGCTTCCCGGTCAGCGCGCAGCTTGTGCATGCGCTGCCAGAACTCGTCCCACATGCCGGCTTCTTGAAAATGGTAGGTGAAGACGTGCTTGATGTCGTCGTAGTACTGCTTGATCTGACGATCAATAATCATTAGCTCCATGACGTACTCGGCATCAGAAACATAGTCCGGC